AGGATTTGTCCAGAACAGAAATCCTTATCATTGACGACTTCGGCGCTGATTCTGGTAAGGAGTGGATTAACGAAAGATTCTATAGCATTATCAACGGGCGGTATGTCGACAGGAAAATCACTATATTCACGAGCAACTGCCAGATATCAGAACTGAAATATGATGAAAGAATTACCAACAGGATTCTGGAGCGGTCACTTGAAATTCCGTTCCCGGAAGAATCCGTCCGGGCACATATGGCACAGCGTATCAGAATGGAAATGGTACAGGGGATGCAAAAATGAGAACGATAAGTGAAATGTACAGGCGTTCCGGTGGAACTGCATATCAGCATACATGTTCAGAATGCAGATTTTTCCGGGATGGGAAGAAAGGAAAATGTCTGTTATATGGAGGTGACCGGGATTGGTACGGGAGATACATAGCTTGCAAGTTTATCAATTCCGAGAATGATATGCCATATGGACAGATGAATATTTTTGATTATGCGTGAATAAGATTAATTGAGGTGATTGCATGGAAAAAGTTATTTTGATTGCCATAAACGAAAGGCTTTTTAAACTCGGACTAATCAATGAAGAAACCAGAAATAAAGTATTGGCAGAAATTAATGCAACAAAATAACGAAAAAACTATTGAATGGAGTCGAGAATAACGATTATAATATTCTTGATTCCATTCCTGCAATTACAAAGGGGAATGATTTATGAACATATATTATGCAAGGGAAAGATTAAGGACAGGATCTATTTTTGACCTAAAGTTAAAAGTGGCATATTACGCAAGAGTTAGCACGGAAAAAGCGGAGCAGCAGGTATCTATCAAGCACCAGCAAGAATATTACGAGGAATTTATTCGTTCAAATCAGAATTGGACTTTTTCGGGAGCATATATTGACGATGGAATATCTGGAATCCATGCCGAAAAGAGAGAGGAATTTCAGAATATGATTCGAGATGCAAAGCTCGGAAGAGTAGATATGATCATCACGAAAGAGATTTCCAGATTTGCCAGAAACACGCTTGACAGCATTCAATATACCAGAGAACTACTGTCCTATGGAGTTTGTGTATGGTTTCAAAACGACGGGATTAATACCATTGACGAGGACAGCGAGTTCCGTTTGACAATTATGGCAGGCGTTGCGCAAGATGAACTTCGAAAACTTTCGAGCCGTATCAAATTCGGACATGCAAGGTCAATTCAGAACGGAGTTGTGCTTGGAAATCGAATATACGGATATCACAAGAAAGACGGGAAACTCACTATAGTTCCTGAAGAAGCTGAAATGATTAGGATGATATTCAGAGATTACGCATCGGGAACCATGTCTACCCCTAAATTAGAAAAGAAATTATGGGACATGGGGTACAGGAACTTCAAGGGTGGAAAAATAAACAGAGATGTTATCAGGAATATTATCAAAAATCCCAAATATAAAGGATATTTCTGCGGTGGAAAAGTGAAGATTGTCGATATGTTTACCAAAAAGCAAGAATTCCTGCCAGAATCCAAATGGGTAATATTTAAGGATGACGGGAGCCGGGTACCTCAAATCATAGACGAAGAAACATGGGAAAAAGCGAATGAGTATATGAAGAAGAGAAGCGAAGCTATAAAATCTCATCGAACTTCGTTTAAAAACGGAAATCTCTTCACGGGTAAAATTTTTTGCGCTAATGATGGCGCTCCGTACTGGATGAAGCAACATTATGTACGCGGAAAAGAAGATGTGAGATGGGTGTGCAGTTACAAAATCAAAAATGGAGCGGATTCTTGCAGTTCACACGGTATCAGAGAGTCTGATTTAAAGAAAGTGGTCGCAAGTCTTATCAATGAATCTTCATGTAACATAGATGAAGTTATCAAGGAATACTTAAATATACTAAAAAAAGTTATTAATAATAAGCCGGATACGGGCATTGAAAAAGAAAGGCTTCAAAACCAGATTGATGCAATAAAAAAGAAGAAAGAAAAAATACTGGAATATAACCTTAATGGAAATATTTCGGACGAAGAGTTTATATCAAGGAATAAGGGCTACACAAAACAAATCATTGATTTGGAGATGGAAATTTCGAAATTAGTCCCGGAAGATGTCGAACTACAAATTGCAGAAAAACAACTTTCGAAAATCACAGAGGAACTAAAAAGTTTTAAAGAAGTAAAAGAAGAAGATATAAATCGCCAAATTATTGATAAGCTTTTTGACAAAATAGTTGTGTCGTTGTCGGCGGATAAACAAACCGTGTGCAAATTCTATTTAAGCACTGGATGCTTGAAAATACGGGATTTGGGTGGGGTTGTTCTGAATACATGTTATTTAACAATACGTAAGAACGACACAAGGCATTTTATAGGCGAACTTGTAGCTTAAAAATAGCCCGCAAACACTGATATTTACTGGTTTTTTAACACATTTAACAGGAGTGGAATCAATGAATAATACGCATACCGCATATGACGTAATGAAAGAATATCTGATAACCGGCGCAGAGTTGGATGGTCCATACCAGATACCGGTTATTCCACCGATGCAGCTGGCACCAAAGAAAAGCATAGATTTCGTTTCTTCAAAATCCAGATCGTTGAAAGGGCACAAGGACTTGACGGTGAATTTCTATATCGACGATAAAAAGTTTTTGCAGGTATGGAATCAACCGGATCAGTATATTGAACACCTGAAATGTTTCCATTCAGTTTGCAGTCCAGATTTCACAATTGCTTCCGGGATGCCAAGTGCGTTGAATATCTACAACCTATACCGTAATCATGCGTTGGGGTATTACTGGTCGATGATGGACGTTAACATCATTCCGTCAGTAAATATCATAAGCCCGAAATACATGCCGTGGATATTTGACGGCACGCCGCATAGAAGTGTAGTATCGTGCTGCACGAATGGCAGGGTACGGTCGAAATCTTCCAGGATGGAATTTTGTGAGAACTTCAAGGAAATGTTGGAAGCAATCGAACCAACTAAGGTTGTAATCGTCGGTATTGTGCCGGATGAATTAAATGTGGACGTGCCGATCATCAATCTCAATTCAAGAAGTCAGAACATGAAAGAGAAGTTCAGAAAGGAGTAGCCATGGGAACTATCAGCAGAGAATCAGCGAAGCGCAGGAACAAAGAAACAAGTCGGCAGAAGAGAAGAAGAACAAAGATTGCTGGTGCCGTAAGAAGAAAAAACATGAAAAATGATGAGCTGAATGTGTTAAAATGAAAAATTCACATCGCTCCGAGATACGTTATAGAAAATTATATACAAAATACACAAAATAAAAAAGTCGCAGGTCTGAATTAGTCTCAGATTTCTGCGATTTTTTTCAGATTTTTCCAGTTCAAACCGTCCTGGTTTTGATGCTGCTTCTGACTTGTCGTACATTTCCTTGGTGTTCTCGTTCCGTCCCGGAGCTATCCCGGGAACAGCTTCGGAAGTACCGAACCAGCGCCAGACACAACCAGAGTCAAAACCAATTCTAATATAACGTTGTAAAATACGTTTAAAAACGTTTTTCGTGCAACCGTGGTAAAATATACAGGAAACAGATAAAACACGCTTAAAAAGCCAAATACGGCGTTATATAAGTATTTAAGACACAACCGCCCAAGTAAAAAATAAGACTGCCGGAGCGATCACGAACAAAGCCCGCATAGCTTCGCACGATCCGGAAGCATAAAGACCAGACCGGGCAAAGCGTCCGCACAATTATACAAAGTAATAATAACCCCGTTGCGCTCTGTCGTCAATCCCTGTTATTAATTCGATATTTGAAGATTTAAGGTGGCTTTATATACTCATGATAAAATATATCAGAATCACGCTAAAAGCCGTTAAAACGTCAAATAGAAGCCAATACAACTATATATAATTGTCAATGTACATCACGCCGGAGAACAAGCCCCGGAGAAGTCCCAGCACAGGTCACGAACCACCGCCGCCCGGAGCGGATGCAGGACACCAGAAAAAGAGCAGTGGTTTACTGCTCTAAATAGTTTATATTTGTGACTCCGGGTAAGTCCCGGAAGAACTCCCGGAAGCCGTCAGTTATACTATATTGGCGGTCTGATGTTGGAATCATACAGCCGTTTTTAATCTCCATGCAGGAAAGTTGTAAATGATCTGCCTTTTTTGTTGACCGGTGCAGCGCATACCGTAGGAGCGACACAGCCCCAGACTGACACCTCACCGGCGGCAAGTCGTACCAGATCAGCGGAACGGAGCCGGAAGCGACCGCAAGAAAAACATCTGCGGCGGCTTGGACTGCTGTTTCTTTTATTTTATCAACTTCGGAAAAATCCCCGCTTTTTATGGCGTCAATAGTCTGTTTTGACGATGGTTTTATAATTCTATCTATCATATAAAAGCCCCTTTCTGGTTAGAAAAACAGGCGGGAAAGCCCCGCCCGGAATTAATGAGCATTGTTATAATACGTCTGTTCTAGTTCGTGGCATTTCTGCCATAACTCCATGTCTGAATGCATAACCCTAGAAGCATCAGCCCACGGGACATTGTCCAACAAATATTCATATTGTTTGATTTCTGGCATAGAGTGCAACCAGTTTTCCCAGTTTATACGGCTGGCATCTGCAGCATGTTCGATTTTTAGCAGATCAGCCCCCGGAACGTATCCGGGCTTTACATACCATGTAATTTTCCCACAGTCCGCAATATGTGCAATTATTTTATAATCCCCGTATTCCTCTACAGCTTTATTGCATACGGTTGTACCATTGCCAAGACAGCACATAAATAATTCGAATTTTTTCATATTTTTAATCCTCCTGATTTTATTTTAAAAGGCCGCCGGGGAAATGCTCCCCGGTACGCTTTCCGGCCTGATTATTGATGTGCTTCAGAAATCAAAATAGCTATAATTTCGCTCGTTTTGTTTTCCCTGTAAAATTTCCAAGGCTTTTTGTACATCTTAACAACTGCCCATTCTTCGCCCATGTCATAGAGTGCAGAGCGAATAGATACAAATTTCTTTGTTAATTCTTCCCAATTCATCATAATATTTAGACCTCCTTTAAAATTTCAATGATATTTTTACAAGCTACAATATATTTATCGGTCAGCACTTCGTTTTTGAAGTGTTCGCCACGCACTCGGGATTCGAGCCATTCGATAACGCCGGTGCGGTTGTTTCTCAGTTCTTCCAGAAATTCATCGTATGATGAGAAATCTTCATTCTTGAGTAATTCCGGGACGAATCGAGCAAGACCAAATATTGCATTTAAACCGTTTGACTCCCTGTAAATACAGCCGCCGTAAAACTTGCTTGTGGTTCCGTCACAAGTTTTGTGAAGTGCTTTGCAACCGTAACACATAGTGTTATATGTCAGACTGTCGAGCGCCAGCGTCGCATCTTTTCTTTTCTGCTCCTGTTCAGGAGTTGCAAAAATAGTATAATCTTTCATGTTTCTACCTCTCTTTTTTATTTTTTTGAAATCCGGCGGTTGCGTTGGGGCTACGGCTTGACCGCCGCCGGAGGGATTAATTTGCAAATTCGTCAAGTTCTTCGTATGTCATTGACTCAACTTTTGCCCTGGCTCTGATCGGTGACCAATTACACTGACCAACTAAGTATGCAAATACGATTGTTTCTAAGATTGTTCTTTCTTCTCTCATTTCGTTTTTCTCCGATCTGAAACTCTTGTTCCATTGCTACAATTCTATTATCGTTGGAATCAAAGCATTAAAATTTCCATACATTTTTCTTTTACCAGATATAACTTCCTGTGAAATTGTAAAATCTCCATTTGTTTTCTCTGGATAATTTGGTTTATAATCTGCATAATACATATCTCTTGATTGGGAAAAATAAATATTTTCCATATCCAAAATACCTAATTCTTTACATCTGTTTATCACAAACTTCTTAAATTCTTTCATTTTGTTTTCCTCCTTACATAACAGCTGACATAGCAGCTAATAGCATTTCATGTATTTTGCTTTCTTCTCTGAATGCAAATTTATCTTTGCCCGTTGCCTTCATCCAGATAATGGAATACAGGTAATTAATTTTTGTTAAGACCTTAATTTTTTTGTCCATTGTTTTTCCTCCTATAATGTTTTTACTTTCCTTTGATGGTTATATAATAGCATAGTTTAATAATAGTGTCAATAGCATAGTTCAATAAAAATCATATTTTTTATTTTATGTTTTTTAGTTCCTTATAATAAGAAGAGAAAAAACAACAGCCAAAACAGCACTATATAATTGACGCATAGTTTAATAAGTAGTATAATTGAATAAAATAATAACAGGAGGACTAACAAATGGCATTTAAGGAAAAAGAAAAAGAGCTTTCTTATATAGCACAGTACCAGAAAGATAACTATGATCGTATTACAGTAATGGCACCAAAAGGAACAAAAGAAGAAGTTAAAAAAGCCGCTGAATTAAAAGGCGTTAAAATGTCTGCTTTCGTTCTGGATTGCATAACAAAAGAATTGGATAGAATGAAAAATTAGTAGAATAGTTTAATAAAATACTTGACGCATAGTTTAATAAGTGCTATAATAAAGACAGTTAAAGAAAGTACATTACATAGCCCCACGAGGAATAGAGAGGAGTCAGAACAAAAATGATTAAAAGAGTAAAACTTGAAACCATTTACAAAATGGCTAAAGAAGATAATGAGAAAATAAAAGCTCGTAAACTTTTCCCGGACGGATGGGATGAAAAAGTCTACGATTATTACAACAAACTGTCAAAAGACTCATACGACGTTGAAATGTTCATGGAATTTCTGAGTGGCGATGATTCACCGTTAGAAATGGCGTACACATACAGGAGAAACATGTATATCATGCTGTACACAATGAATGCAACAGATACGATGGCATTTGTGGACAACGAATACGATATATTTTACATCGTGTCAAAAGACGGTGACGATTATAACAGCTGGGAGTGGTGTTTCACAAACAATATTGACCCGATCAAATACAGGGGTGACGACGGAGACGAACCGGTCCCAGAATGGCTCATAAAAAAATATGAAGAACAGATAAGGGAGGAAAAGAAAACAGAGCTGATTTGAAAATTAACTTTCAAATCACTTTTATATGTGGTATAATAGAATAGAGTTTAGTAGTCCCATATTGGAATGTAAAAAGTATTATAAAATTTTACATTATTTAAAGTAGAACCATATTGGAACGTAAAAATAAGGAGGATTACATCAAACTCACAACTGTTTTGGAAAGACGCAAAATAAACCCCTGAGAGATAATCCCCAGGGGCTTTTGCTGTCTTATTCTGGCGGCGTAACGACGGCGCGGCACTCAGCCGATAAACAGCCCCACCGCCGAAGCTGTTATAACACATATATCACAAAACTGCCGAAGTTGTCAAGCAAAATTTTTTTATTTTGGGGCTTGATTTTTAAAACCGATGTGGATAAAATAAAAATAACGACAGGCGAAGGAACTCAGGACGGGAGCTGCAAGCCAGAGCGTGAAAAGAATATTGATTAATCAGCCAGATCAAGCCGGATAAAGTGCCGGAAGGTCTGGCTTTTTGTGTTTAATAGCCAGAAAATGACTGTATTACATAACGTATAAGTATATAATAACTGTTTTTATAATCCCGTCCTAGATTCTAGAGACCTAGAGTTTATTAATATATATGCTATACAGTACTGTATAGATATATAGAGTTAATAAGAGTAATGTAACAGTAAAAATAAAATTAAATAGACTGTTGACAGTGATATAAAAGTATGATAAAACAGAATTAACAACTGAATAAGTCGAAAGGCAATAAGAGATAATTAAGACTATTATAAGACGATTAAAACCGAGCAGATCGGAAAGAATAAAGGGATTTTGAAAAGTCCCAGATTGTATCTGCGAACGTGTTTTTGTCGTCTTTTTTTATTTCAATTTTTTTGGAGGTGATACAGTGAAAAAGAGTAATACAACAGTAACAGAACAGGGAATAGAAGTATATGAGAATGACATATACAGGCTTGTGGATGAATATATAAACGCTGTGTTACAAGTAACTCCAGAAGAATTTGATACACAGAAAGAATATAAAGCTACTGTTGCTGATAGTTTTGTTGATATGATCTTTTATATTGCTGATAGAATACCGAAACCAAGTAACGATGATATAGAGTTGCTGGATAATATATTTAATATATTTGTCAGGATATGCAGTAAATACAATGTATTGCCGACATTAGAAGTATTTAGCTTTTTAGTTAATATTAATCGATCAACATTTAGTGATTGGATGCGTGGGGACTATAGAACAAGCTCATCGCATGGCACCACGGTTAAAAAATGGTTCGATATCTGCAAGAATTGTACAGTAAACAGATTGAACAATCAGCCCGGCACAAATGCTAACCTGATATTCGTTGCAAAAGCAGCTTACGGCATGGCAGAAACAGCACCAGTGCAGACAGCACAGCAGGACGGCATACCACACCAGACAGCACAGCAGATCGCAGATAAACACAGGGCGGCGCTGGAGCTTCCAGAGATGGAAAGACCGGAGCTGTAACAGAATAAAAGCCCAGAAATGTACATGAGTGACGGACAAACAGCCAAGAAATAAGGATAATTAGTGAAGATTATGCAGTATGTACATATATACAGTTTTAAATTGTGCAATATGTATATCAATCTATATAAAAAACTGTTGTTTTTCTTATAGATGTAATATTCTGACAATTATCTGCTATATATTTCTTCCTTGACCACTGCCGCAGGCTTTTAGCCACCAGCGTTAAACCAGGGAAGCGGGAACCCATGGGGCGGCGGGCTTCCCTGGTAGCGCCCGGCAGGGGACACCGGGAGGGGGGTCTATATAAAGCACAATACGCGCCGAGTGAGTACTCCGAGCAAAGTCACCTCACTATTTTGTCCCACATTAATAAGGAGGAACAATATGCCACATGGCAGACCTACGACTGACCCAAAGGGAGAGTCAATAAGAATCAGAATTAACGATGACATGAGAAAACGCCTTGAAAAGAAATCTTTTCAGACTGGCCAAAGCATTTCTCAGATCATACGCAATTTAATAACGCAAAATTTAAACTAAAAGGAGAACCCGAAGATGAACAGCGTAGAGGAGTTAGTTTCATACGGAATAGGAAAAGAAACCGCATCCATGATGATTGAATGTTATCAAAAGCGTATCGGCACAGAAAATGGGGACTATAAAATTATTGATATTTCATACAATCCACATACAAAATCCAGAATAATTAAGCTTAAATGTGTTGCATGCGGCGATACAATTCAGCGCGAAATGATAAACGGCAGAAATAAATGGAATGAGCTTATAAAAACATGCTATAAATGCCGAAAAGAAAGACGAAATGCAGAGCTTAAAAAATCTCGAAAAATAAAAAAAGACTTACTCGAATCCGAAATAGGGAAACAACATGGAGATTATATAGCTTCAGAAATAATTGATCAAAATCCTATTAAAATTCGTATGACCTGCATGGAATGCGGAACATTTAAAGATGTTTCTTACAGTATGCTACATGCAGAAAAATGGAAAGATCAGAAATGTCATAAGCATTTTCCCAATATTAAATATGACAATACATATATCGGAAAACGTTTTGGATTTCTTACCGTTATCGGGATAAATAAACCCGGTACAGTAAGAAGATTTATGTGCCGATGTGATTGTGGAAATATTAAGAACGTAAGGCCTATTGAATTAGTTACAGGAAAAACCAAAAGTTGTGGATGTTACCATGATGAACTTATTAGAACACATGGTGGAAGTAATGACCGATTATATCATGTGTGGCAAAATATGAAACGAAGATGCAATTATCCAAATTGTAGAGAATACCGTAATTATGGCGGTCGCGGAATAAGAGTCTGTAATGAATGGGAAGATTATTCAACATTTAAAAGTTGGGCTTATAAGCACGGATATGATGAAGACGCTCTGCTTGGAGAATGCACTATTGACCGAATAGACGTAAATGGGAATTATGAACCAGATAACTGTAGGTGGATAACCATTGCGGAACAGCAAAAGAATAAAAGGCCACCATCTGAATGGAAGAAACGGGAAAACAAAAAGAATAAAAAGAAAACAGCGTTGATTTTATACAATGGAAATTTAATACCAAAATCTGACCTATGTAAGTCACATGGAATTTCTGTAGAATCATTTAATTACCGGTATTATAAAAAAATGATGCCAATTCAGGAAGCGTTAGAATTACCCAAAATGACATCTGGGAGGCCGAGAAAATAAACTAAAGAAAGGCAGGTACAAGATGGAAAAAATAGTAAACAATGATGGATATCTTCGATCAGGACTAATGGATATAGCTGCCCAGCTATTAACCGTCTGTAACGAGACAGGAGCTACAAATATTCAACTGATAACATCGCCATGGAAAGAAGGCAAAGGAATTACCCTTCTGGCGAAAGTAGGAGATAAACCAGTTCTCTCAATGAAAATGGATACTGACTATGAAGAAACATAACCCACAAGGCGAATCAATCCGAATCCGGCTTACAGGACAGCTAGAACGAAAACTCATAGCCGAAAAGAATCGAACCGGCAAAAGCGTATCGCAGATCACAAGGGAAGCTCTGGCAGAATATTTTCGGAGAAGGTAGGCAAATGTCGATACTTAAAAAATTTTTAAAAAATAAAAAAGGCGGTTTTGTCGTACAGGATGAAATCCAGAATCTTTCAGATAAGATTATCTTAAATAACGAGATTGATATAACAAGCCACAATAAATCCGTTCTGGAAGACGGTAGGTTATATGACACATCAAAAGCAGAAAAGGTTTTTAGTGATCCAACAAGCGTAAATTATATTTGTTTTAGTAGATCAAGATGCAGGGCTTATTTTTTGACAAAAAACGGAAGATGGTTTTCTGCTGATGAAGATACGGAACGCGTTAGTGGTAAAATTTCTGAGGGCAAGCGAATCTGCATTCGGGATATAAAAGTATTTACCACATACAAAAATCTTCGCATAGAGCTAGAATCCACAGTCAAGATTTTAATCGGCAAAAACGATTATGAATTGTACAAGAAATATTTTGGGGAGGTAGAAGAAGCATGATTTCGGAAGAATATAGTGAACGCTTTGATGAACTTCGCAAGAATCGAGTCGAGGTAAGCTATCATAAATACGGCCCTGCCAGGAAGAATTTTAAAACCGGGAACGTGCAGGCGCTTCAGTCCATGGAACGGTGTATTGAGAAATATAATTCTACCGGAAACACAGAATATCTCGTGGATGCAGCAAATTACCTCATGTTCGAGTTTATGTACCCGCAGCATCCTAAAGCACACTTCAAAGCTACAGACAGCAAGGATAGCGCCGGCATAGTCGGAATCAGCGTAAAGGAAATGGAGGACTTGAAGAATGAACAGTACTAATGCTCCAAAAGTAAAGATATTTAATCCCGATGGAATCAGTTGGCGCGGAACCAAATACGTAGTTGATGGAAAAGAAATCCCAAGAGTAAAATCGGTTGACTTCCATGTTGCTGTCGATGAAGTTCCGACATTTGAGTTTGAAATGTTCGGTCTGCCGGATATAGAAATGGTTGGAGATATCCGATTTCGATTCACACCAGAATCCGTGACCGATGCAGTATCCATTTTAAGACACGAACTTCTGACACATGGAGAAGTTTACAATGGATTCAAAGCAAGCCTTAAAACAGCAATTGAGAAGTATTGCACCTGCGGTTTACCATTCGAACCAGAAGAAGAAACTGCCGGTAAGATTCTTGATTTCATGATCGGAGAGGAACAAAGAGAATGATTTTAGCAAAATTCGTAGCAGCCATGTTGGATATCGCATTTTTCACATTGGTCTTGGCATTCCTCATATCACAGGACGAATCCGAAAAGAAAAGCAATCCAATAGCATCGACAGTATTTATATTAATGGAAATATGTTTTGCGGTTAATGCAGTTGTAATTTTTAGATTATAAGGAGAACCCAATGTGGTTAGCATTCACAATACAAATTCCCCTGTTCACCATACTGATTGAGCGGGTGAAAATACAAGAAAATCAGAAACCTGCCGTTCTCAGGTTAGGGAAAGCCTTTGAATCTGACAGGTCGAGGCATCCAGAGTAGCTTAGGCCTGCGTCAGTGAAATATGATTGAACAATTTCCCAAAGTAACTGGCGCGGACTTAACAATACAAATATAGCCATGATGCTTTCTAAAATCTTATAAAATATATCACTATCACTAGGCCGGGACTTTCCCGGTCAAGCAATGGGCTATCGCCAAGCGGTAAGGTACAGGTGAATACATGACAAAAGAATTGATATACGATGGCAAAACATACATAAATTTTCTCATTGATGAAAATGGAAATGTATTAAACAGTAAAACAAAAAGAATTTTAAAAAAGTCAATTTTCAAAGATGGATATTATCATATAACATTGCCAATGGGAAAAAGAGGAAAAGTGAAATCAATCAGACTTCATAAAGCTGTTGCAGAAACATTTATTCCAAATCCTCAAAAATATTCAATCGTTCATCATAAAGATGAAAATAAATTAAATTGTTGTTGCGAAAATCTCGAATGGACAGATTCAAAAACAAATACTCAATATCATTTAAAAAAATTAAGCGAAATAACGGATTATTATAATAATCGAAAGCTTGCAGAAGATGATGTTAAATACATAAGAAAAAATAAAGGGATAATAAGTTCGAGAGAATTAGCAAAAATATTTAATGTTTCTAAAACTACAATTTTAAACGCTCAAAATTATAAGCTGTACAATTGATATTAAGAATTATTGGGGGTTGGCGAAGCGGATTAACGCATCGGTCTTTGACGCCGACATTTTCATCAGTTCAAATCTGATACCCCCAGTAACATTCACCTGTATTCGCGGGTTCAAATCCCGCTAGCCCAGTCGGACTATATTGTTTAGCCATGATATAGTTCCCCTCCGAACTGGTGCCATCTATCCCAACGGGGATGATTAAAGGGGCTTCAAATGTCCCGGATGGTATTCTGCATGGCGCAGAACAATCAGACCCTTTGTTACGGCTGTGAGGGTATGAACCGTAACAGTAGAGGAACGTTGCTCTTGAGTTGCCTAATAACGCCTCTACTTAGGACATTTATCTCAGCAGGTCAGAGAACCCGGCTCATAACCGGGCGGTCCTGGGTTCGAGTCCCAGAATGTCCATTTCTCCATCAAATGCCATCTGAGCCGTTATCTTGGATGGAAAAATTTTTACCAGATAATTGAGAATCGAAAGGACTGCGATAACCGGGTGATACGGCGACGAGTTACGCGCTACGACTTCACTTTATCTGGTGGCATTCCGGAGTTTAATGGGTTGACGAATCTAGGAGTTTTAAGGAATGCAGGAGTCCGTACAAGGTTCGCTCTATATCACCTATAGGGCATAAATATCCGAAACAACTCCGTGGGGCTGGCACGGTATAAAACAGCCTAGTGGAAAGCATAACACGATAAACATATTGCTAACCCGGGGCTTCCGGGTTATTCGGAAAGTGCAAGTAACTGGGAACGGCCTGGTCATAGACTAGGTCTTAATGGTTCGAATCCATTCTTTCCGATTTAATCCGCTTAGAGTTAAGCTGTTTGTATACAGACGGTCTATGTTTCTGGTGGATTTACACTATAGCAAAAAAATGTGAAACTCAACTCAGGTATTGTCTGACCGTTATAGGCGGTAAATATGGCGAGGTAGCTCAATTGGTAGAGCAGTAAAAGATTGTAAGTCATGTTCGTGACTTCTACAGCAATTCTTTCCATAACAAGGTACTTGTCGGTGGTTCGAATCCACCCCTTGCCACTGCCACAGTTTGTCGGTTGTGGGAAACCGACGGAACATGTCTGTGTTCTTTACTGCAAATAATTTTATAGGTTCAAATCCTGTTGGGGCAATTATGTGATGCTTACAGCAATTCATTTGGACATAACTGTTAATTATGAAAACCAAAAGCATCATGAAAAAATTATGGGACACTTACAGCAACTCATTCTTAAATAAAATCTTAGGCGTGTATTTTATATTTTGTGTCCTGAAAGGAGAAAAACATGGATTTTGCAAATGCAATGAAAGAAGAAAGTAAGTTTACAAGAACCGAGAATGGCGCAGTTGCGCTGAATACCACAAGTGACGCAAGGCTTGATCTATTCGGAACTATTGGTGCATTAAGAGATGCTGATGAGAATAGAATCACTACATTGTTCTCAGAAGCATATGCGCAGGATAAACTCTTTGCTACGAAGATTGCTTTTTACGCAAGAGATATTCGAGAGGGATTAGGAGAAAGAAAAACTTTCCGAACCATTATTCGTTATATGGCAGAACATCACCCAGAAGCACTCAGGCCGAACCTTGATTTGATTGGAGTGTTTGGAAGATACGATGATCTTTATGAATTGATTGGAACACCACTGGAAGATGATATGTGGAAAACCATGAAAAATCAGTTCGAGGAAGATCTGAAGAATCTCAATGATGGCAAAGCAATTTCTCTGCTTGCCAAATGGATTAAAACTGCTGACGCAAGTAGTGCAAAGACTAGAAAATTAGGAATTCTGACTGCGCAGAAGTTAGGTTATCCAGTTTACAACTTTAAGAGAATCGTTTGCAGCATGAGAAAGCAGATAGGTGTTGTCGAAAGTCTCATGTCTGCCGGCAAGTGGAACGAGATTAAATATCCAGAAGTTCCAAGCCGTGCAATGATGATTTATCGTAGAGCCTTTGCAAAACATGATCCTGATGGCTTCAGCGAATTTATCAATAAAGCTGATAAAGGAGAAGTTAAAATCAATGCTTCAACCTTGTATCCATATGACATTGTAGAGAAAATCCTTTATGGAAGAGAAAACAATAAAGTCCTTGAAACGCAATGGAAAGCACTTCCAGATTATATTGAACAGGGAACAAATGCTTTGATTATGGCTGATGTATCCGGTTCAATGTATGGAAGACCAATGGCAACATCAATCGGATTGGCGATATATTTTGCTGAGAGAAATACAGGTGCATATCATAATTTGTTTATGACATTCTCTAGCAATCCACAGATTGTCACATTAAAGGGCGAAACACTTCACCAGAAAATAATCAATACTGCAAAAGCAAATTGGGGCGGTATCACAAACCTTAAAGCTGCATTTGAGAAAGTGCTCGATATTGCTGAGAAGAATAACGTTTCACAGGAAGAAATGCCGAAAGCTATAGTTGTTATCTCTGATATGGAGATTGATTATAGCGGAAATAAGGACTGGTCTTTCTATGACAAAATGGAAAAGAAATTCCGAAAAGCCGGATATGTTATTCCGAATATAATTTTCTGGAATGTCGACAGCAGACATGATGTATTTCATGCAGATGCTACAAGAAAAGGTGTGCAGCTTGCAAGTGGCCAGTCGGTAACAGTATTCAAACATGTATTACAGAATCTTGGATATAATCCAATTGAAGCCATGGAAAACACAATCAATTCAGAAAGATACGATTGTATTACGATTGAATAAAATAAAGTGAAACTCAACTCAGTTTTGCATAAAACTGACCGTGACAGGCGGCACGGAATGTAGCTCAGGTGGAAGAGTGCGCTACAAATGCGAGGTCACAGGTTCGAATCCTGCCATTCCGATTCCAATGAACTGCAATCATTGGAAAAATTTCTTTTTCTTTTACCTTGTTTCGGTTTCCAGTACTCCACGTTGGGTGGCAAGTTACGGTTCGAGTCCGTGTACTGGAATTTTTGTTTTGATGAGAGAATATGGAAAGAAAAGATTATTGTTGCACATGCAAATGGTACGAACTGGAAGAAGGTGTCTGCTGTAATGGCGACAGTGAACATTGTGCAGGTTTTAGATGTCTTGATGACAGTTGCGAATGTTGGGAGGGCGTAGGAAATGGGAAAACGGAAGATTATTTATATAGCAGTCGATCATAAAGATGCAGATTATTTTCTAATAAAATTATTTAATAAAATACATAACAAAACACCGATAGTGCAGCTCAATAGGAAAACGTTTATTTTGGAAACGGAAACATGTATTGTAGGGACTTTCATTATTAATTCACCTCATAGAACAAAAACACTTCGTGGCGCTGCTAGTTATTTCTTACAAAGTGACAAACCGTTTGAAATGCGGATAAGTAGAATTAATGAACTATATAATTCTTTACAATATAAAAATTTATGGCTTGAAATCAATGCGAAGGAAATTACAGAAGAACAGCTTATTAAACTACTGATATACGGAGATGTGGAATGAAAGTATTCGGCAAAGAAATCAAAGACGAATGTTCCAGATGCGGAAATATCCTTGAGTGTGAATTGTTCCGCCAGGGACATGGAATAAAGCAGGAACGTGAGAATATAGCAAAGATGATCGAGCGCCAGATGAATCACAGGAAAGGTAGGGAAAAATAAATTATGGAAAATGATTTATTGTTACGATACAAACGTAAATGTCCACTTTGTGGAGGAACGGTAATCAATACAGGAGTGGATATCTTTGGCGGTGACGTAGATGCTGCAGGTTTGAGAACTGATGCAGAATGGATTTGTACAAACTGCAAAACTGAATTTAATAGTGAATTTTGTCTCAAATCTGATAGGATTAAGACGATTTATAACGCAAAGGCCACATTACTTGATAAAAAAGATTGTCAACTTAACATTCTTGGAGAGTCAAGCACTAATAGAGGAATATGGTGATATAAAATGATTAAAATTTTAGTTCCTGTAACATTAAAAAGAATAAATTGCGGAAAATGCGGAGCAGTGTTGCAGTACGATGAAAAAGAAGATGTTAAAGAAGAATGCATAGAAAAAATGTTTTCTACAAATATGCCATCTGGACGTGGACGTAAGCAGAAATATATCATATGCCCACAGTGCAAGAATAAAATAGTTACGTGGTCTACAAGATAGGAGAGGATGCCATGAGAATTGAAGATTTGAAAAATTGGATTGTAGATCAGCTGAAAGAAGAAGTTGTTCGGTTGGCTGATGAGAGAGAAGCAAAGCAACATGAGATTTTACACAAAAATGAGAAAATCAACGAGCTTTATGCTGAACTGGATAAAATGTTCGCTTATAACAATAAGTTAATAAGACAGGTGAGCGAAAAGGCAGATACACCATTTTACGACGAATCTGAAGAAATCGCAAAATATCACAGGCAGCACCAGTCCGATTGCATCACGATTAATCAGCTTCAGACTACGTTGGACGTACTTGTTGACCGATATGCGAATCTGAGAAAGATTCATGGGGTGAGTTGATGTTATGGATAATCAAATTACTGTTAGCAAATTATTAAATATACTTGATGGCCTTTTACAGAGTGGCTTTGGAGATGCACCTGTGTTCTTAGGCGAAAATTATCCGCTGTTAGAAGATTCAATAAGCGTTAATCTGTGTGAAAACAAGCTACACATTAGGAATACATATTATGATGAAAAAATGGCAGAAGCAATGAGAAAAGCTATTAATGGTATGGAAGATGTACATAGAACATATATAGCAGATTGTTACAAAGCTGGAAGAGGAATAGACATAAAGGAGTGAGAAAGCATGAAAGATAATGCATATTTACTTAGTAGCCCTTGGATATAAGCCGTTCAAAGCATATATCTTTCTTCAGGAGCGTTTAAAACATGCATTGCTTCGTATAAAAACAATTATCTTAAAATGCATGGAAAACGCAAAATAAGACAGATTGCCGGAAGAAAGAGAAAGAGGAAGTTTCACAATCAATTCAGCGATAATGTAAGAAGCAAAATGAGAATTTATCTTAAACGGAAACGTAAAGGCATTAAGCATAAAAAGAATAGGAGATTAAAGTGAGCATCAAATCAGCACTTGAATCTGAGGGGATAGATTTCTCTCAGGTAATGAACCCACCAGAACCGTGGGACGGGATAGCACAGATCAAAACGGTAAACGGCGAAAAATGGGTGATATGTCCTTATTGCTTCAAAAAGGCACTGAAAATTCTCCCCACCACAAAAATTCATCGGATGCCGTACAAATGCAAGGGAAGCAACTGCAAGAAAGAATTTATGGTGAATGTATGAACAGAAAACGGATTAAATGTTTTTTAACAGGTGGATGCAAGTTCAAAAGTTCGGATACAGAATCGAAATGCAATGACAAAGAAAAGACTTGCACTATTACGGAAACTTGCTACAAATGCGGGAAGAAGTACACTGCCGTATTCACTTACAAACAGTTAGGTATTCCAGATCGGGGCGATTAAATGAAGATTCCAGAATGCGACCATGATTTTGAAAAATGCAAGATATCTAATCCTTATAATTATGATTTTAATGAATTTAAGTCACGCAACACTAATCAACGTTTCCATCCGTATTATTGCAAGAAGTGCGGAATACTTATTTTGAAAAAATTAGTTGATAATGCACGAGGAATAGACAAATTTTTATGGGAGGAATAAGAGTGAAAAAGATAATCGTTGCAATAACAGCTTTATCACTGATGCTTGGAATAGCAGGGTGCCAGTCTACCACAAGAAATTGCGGCGGAAACACAACATTAGAGTTGGAACCAAACCAAAAGTTAGAGGAAATTACATGGAAAGATGATTCACTATGGTATCTCACACGTCCTATGACTGATGATGATATTGCCGAGACTCACACGTTCCAGGAATCTTCTAACTTCGGAGTATTTGAGGGTAGCGTAACTGTTGTTGAAACAAAAAATAAATAACCAGTCAGAGAGCCACGTGAGAGCCAGACTAAATCCTAAGAAGAAAGGAGGTCTGGCTCTATTTTTATGCAAAAATTCACAGAAGGCTCGCTTGAATGGTATCGGGCAATTTTAAATCAAATTATTAATGATGATATGACGGTCTACCAAAACCAGAAAGACTGCCTTGATCTGCTGTTAAATATGAATATTGACCTTCCTTTCAAGGATAATCCAGATGCGCAACAGATGGGAATAAAGGTAAGCCAATATGCACACAATATCGCAGAAAGGCAAGCTGCTATTACTGGAAGTGGAGATTTTGATGATATTTACTGGAAATATTTGCTGTTGGAAGCACCATGGATTTTTGAAAGCTATTTGTTTTATATGGAAAAAAACAGGCAACCACGCAGAAAGTTTTACGAACCAAGAAAGAAAACTTTGAATATTCTGGTTCAAGACCTTCAGGACTTGGAAGATAGAAAGATTGAGTTTCTTGGTGTATCCATGCCACCACGAACTGCAAAGTCCACCACATGTATTTTTTTTCTATCTTGGATAATGGGGAAAAGGCCAAACAGTCATAATGCCATGAGTGGACATAGTGGAATTCTTGCGGATGGATTTTATGGTGAAATACAAAACCTTATATCAACGTCAGAATATACATTCAACGAAATTTTTCCAGAAGCAACATTGGAAAAGAAGTCAGCAGATAAGAAAGAAATTAATTTAGGAGCACCAGACCGATTTTCAACTCTTACTTGTCGTGGTATTGACGGTACGTGGACTGGTTCTGTAGATATATCCTCTGATGGGTACCTGTATGTTGATGACCTTGTTCGAGATAGGACAGAATCATTAAGCCCTACACGTCTCGAAAATCGCTACCAGGATTATCTAAACGTATTGGTTGACCGTAAAAATGACGGTGCAAGAGAACTTATGGTAGGAACACGATGGAATGTTATGGACCCGCTCGGAAAAGTAGAAGCAGAAAAGCGGAATAATCCACTGTATAGATTTAGAAAGATTCCTGCTTTGAATGGTGATGGGGAATCTAATTTTGATTACGATTATGGTGTTGGTTTTTCTACAAAATACTACATTGACATGAGATCGCGACTTGATTCTAACGAGTGGCAAGCAAAGTATCAACAAAATCCATTTATCCGTGAGGGACTTCTTTTTCCAGAAGATGAACTTAGACTGTACAACGGTATCCTTCCAGACGGAGATAGCAGAGTGGTTACTGCTTGTGACGTTGCGTGGGGAGGCGGAGACAGCCTTTCAATGCCTATCGGAAGAGAATATGAAAACGGAGATGTCTATATTTTTGACTGGGTATTTAACAAGGGAACAAAAGAAACAACGCTTCCAATAGTTGTCGGAAAGATTATGGGAAATGAAATACGTCAGATTAATTTCGAGGCCAACAACGGCGGAGATATGTACAAAATGTACGTGGACGAGAAGCTAAAAGAACAGAAGTATAAATGCAGCTGTACTTCAAGCAGGGCACCGGCAAATATGGAGAAGATGTCAAAGATCATAGCATATTCCGATGACATAAAAAGAAATTTTGTCTTCTTAGATTCTGACCATCGGAGCAAAGAGTATCAGGCTGCAATGGATGAACTTACTTTTTTTGTACAGCTCGGAAAGAATGTTCATGATGATTCCCCAGATTCGCTCACTCAGTTACAAATGTTTATCGAAAAAGGAAATGGAGCAGTTGTAAAAGCAACCCAAAATCCTTTATGGAGAAGATAATTATGGTAAATACGTTAAACAAACCAGAAGAAGTTGAATTTAATGGAAAAATATACAGACTTATGGGAGCAAAAAGATATTATCTTTCCACTTCTACTAAAAACGAAGAACGTAAACACGCAAAAGGACTTCATGTGGCTATATGGGAATTTTATCATCATCAAAAAGTACCAACAGAATGCTGCATCCATCACAAAGACGGAAATCCTTTTAATAATGATATTAATAACTTGGAATGCGTAAATAAGTCTAAGCATTTTTCTGAACACTCTTTAAATAATTGGAAAAACCCCGAGTTCCGAAAACTTGGCATAAGAAGCCTAAACAATATACGCGATAAAGCGTCTGAATGGCATAAATCCCCAGAAGGGTTGAAATGGCATCAGAAAAACAAAGAAAATTATTCGAAGCCAGTTGATATGTTTGACACAAACGGAAATAAATTGAATTCTTTTGCGAGCTTGATTGATGCGTCAAGAGAAACAGGAATATCATATTCCGGCATTGCTAAATGCGCAAAATGTAATCAGAAAACATCTGGTGGATTCGTTTGGAAATATAGTAAAAATTGATTCTTTTGGGAAGGAGATAGTATGACCACAAGAGAATATTTAGGGCAAATTCAGCGTTGCAATAAAATAATCAACAATAAGTACATAGAAATTGAGCAGCTAAAATCTCACGCAATGGGATTAAATTCATTCTCTTTCGGAGAACGGGTTCAAACATCTCCCAGTCATGATAAAATTGGTGACTTAGTTGCAAAGATTGTGGATTTGCAGTCTGAAATTCAAGATATCACATATGAGTATATTGAAATAAGGTCTGAAGTGGTCAGGACAATTGACTCTGTGAAAAATCCTGTGCTGTACGATATTTTGTTTAAAAAATATATTGAGGGGAAACCACTTAATATAATTGCCGATGAAGTAGGCTATTCTTACCAAAGAACAAAAGAACTTCATTTGGATGCAATATCTGCTATAAAAATATTAAAAGGATTTGATTCATGAACTTCATACTGAATCGTACTTAAAAAAGTTGTATAATATAAGCTGTAAAATAAGCACTGAGGTCAAACCTTGGTGCTTTTTTCATGCAGAAAAATAGGAGGACAGGCAGTGGGGAGAAACAAAACAAATTTTGTTGACCTATGCCAAGGAGAGTTTGGCAGAAAGATTGCCTATACTGGCGTAGACCAGATTACTCCCCAGAATGTGGCACAGGTTCTTTCTGATACAATCGGAATCCACAACAGGAACAGAACTCTGATGGATTACCTTTATAGATATTACAAAGGCGATCAGCCAATTTTATATCGTGAAAAACTTGTTCGCCCAGAGGTCAACAATAAAGTTGTTGAGAATCATGCCCTTGAAACAGTCAAATTCAAGGCAGGGCAGATATACGGAGAACCTATTCAGTATGTCTGTAAGAAGAAAAAAGCGAGTGAAAAAACAAATGAACAAGTTGATAGGCTCAATGATTATCTGGACGAAGCCAATTCAGACGCCAGAAATATTCAACTTGGGATATACCAGAGTGCAGTAGGAACTGCATATAAAGCAATCCTGAGAGAGGATGAATGGACAAAGGATGGAGACTTACCGCCTTTCAGAATATTTATCCCATCACCGCAGGATGTATATATTGTTTATTCAAGCGTTACTGGCAAACCAGTGCTTTCTGTTCAGATTTTAAAAGACGAGGACAATCAGCAATATTACCAGTGTTATTCTTCCAGACAGTATTTCAAAATTCAAAATGGAGCGGTAACAGAATCTGGAATCAATGGTTTCGGCGGCATTCCAATTGTCGAATACCCAAATAATCATGACAGACTTTCAGACATCGAAATTGCGATCACAATGTATGATGCAATCAACAAATATCAATCTGACAGGCTGAATGGCGTTGAGCAGTTTGTACAAGCCCTGATGAAATTTAAAAACTGTGAGATTGATGAAGCAGAGTTCATAAAGATGGTTAAACTAGGTGCGGTATCGGTAAAAGATGTTGGAAACGGAACACAATCAGACGTTGATTTAATGACCGCCGAACTAAATCAGTCAGAGAGCCAGGTTGCAAAAGACGACATTTACAATAATATGCTGATTGTTGAAGCGATGCCAAACCGACAAAGCAATACCGGTGGAGATACAGGCAATGCAGTATATCTAAGGAATGGTTGGGATTTCGCTGAACGCGATGCAAAGCTAGTAGAAGCATTCACAAAAGAAGCCGAAAAGGCATCTGCCAGAATCATTTTGAATATCATTCGAAAAACCTCAATGGATGTAAATATTTCAACCAGGGATTTCGATGTAAAAATCACCAGAAACCCGACAGATAACATGCTTGTCAAAGCACAGGCACTTGATTATCTATTCAAAAATAAAATTCATCCGCTTATTGCACTGATTACTTGTGGATTATTTAGTGATCCGCAAAAAGTATATGAAATGAGTTTGCCATATCTCGGAACCATTTATCCGGAATTGGCAGATCCAGACTCAGAGCTGCAGAAAGCGCAAGATTTGCTGAACGGCTTTAACAAGGATGTGATTTCAGAATGAGTGTTTCATCATACGATGAATTAAATATCAGACCCAACAATCGCAGGAGTGAACCGTATAAAGAATATTTCAGCAAAATGTCAATTACATACTTTCATCGAAAGGAGAAGAATAATGGCAATTGCATTAAATACAGTGATCGTTGACGGCCAGGAATATAAACCGGGAGATGTGATTCCAGACTTCAAAAGCATAAAATGTGTTGATACAAGAGAACCAAGAAAATATCAGGGATTATCTGCGGATGTTTCTGTCCTAAATGATGTTATTGCAAAATACGCTTCGGGCGGGGCATCCTGTTTTATGTCCGATACGGGAGAATACTATGAGTATGACCGTGAGGAAAAGACATGGAAACTTATCACCAATATCACAGAGCGTGGATTTGATTCTGAAAAAGCATATGGTGCTTTAAAACATATGCTTAAAAACGTCAGTGTAAGTGACGAGAAGATACAAAGTGCTGTCACGGATTATCTGACGGTAAACCCAGTACTTCCCGGAGCCACGACAGAACAGGCACAGCAGATCGAGCAGAACAAGACGGACGTTGCTTCACTGAAAGAGGAAGCTGGTTCGATAAAGGAAGATTTAAGTGATATAAAGAATGATGCGCTGTACACCCAATGTCCTAATAATCTGCTAGATAACGATGCTGTAACAAAAAATGCCATTATCAATGAACAAGGGAATGTAGTACCAAACGAAAATAATTCAATTACAGGTTATATTGATGCAAAATTCAGAGATGAACTTTGGTTTGCCTTTTCTGACACTTCTAATCCCATTACGCTTACCCAAACAAATGTCGAATTTGTTGCCGAATTTGATAGCAATGATAAATTTTTATTGCGTTCGAAGCAATATCCTTGTGTGGATTATCTATATAAAATTGAAAACCCATCTACTTCAAAAATTAAGGTTGTTTTATCAAATAATTTTATCAGTCGCCCCTACAAAATGATAGGGTTAAAAGACACGCCTGTTCTGTATGAACCATATTATAAACCCGTTATCAGAATTCTAACACCTGAATATAACATAAAAAACTATGGTGCAGATGAAACACATGATTTCGGAATTGTCGCCAATAAAATAATAAGCGATAACCCAAATGGATGTGTGATAATGTTTCCACCGGGTGAATATATTTGCAGAACAACAGTAAAGCTACGTTCAAAAGTAACTGTAAAAGGACTTGGAAGAGGGCAAGCGGTTTTGTATCGTTTATCAAATATTAGTATATTTGAAAGTGCAGGAGATTCTGCCGATGCCGAAAGTGCCGAACAGTGTATGTGGGTGGAAGTGTCTGATTTTACGATACGTTCCGTTGATAATATGACAGATAGAACATCAACATATTTTTCAAGTCCGTTATTCAAATTACGTGGTGTGGCTTTATGTAAGTTTTCTGGATTGAGTATTGTTTCAAATGGCGTTCATTTCGATATGTCTGGTGTGCAGGATTCTTCCTGGTATAATTGTCATTTTTGGAGATCTGGCAAAGACTATACGGATGCTGATTTGATTTGCCCATCGTTTTTGCTATCGATCGATACAGACGTAAACGGAATCAAATATAGGAACTGTAATCAGCTGGAATTTTACAATTGCACTTGGGAAAGTTTCCTTAATCAGGTATGGGTGTCGAAAGAGGGATCGAACGACATATTTTTCAATTTTTGCAAATTTGAATCTATTAGATGTGCTACGAGTATATTCAGGCTGGGTTTTGGAGACTCGGATTCAAGATTTATTGTTTCCAGATTTAACTTTACAAAATGTGTTATTACTGCCCACAGCAAAAAATCAATAAAACCGTTGATTTATGCATCTTCATTAATTTTTAGCGAATTTGATATCAGTTTTTATATGCCATGGAAAGAGAGAATGTACCCCTTGATAAAAATTTTTACAGGAACCGTAGTTGGATGTACTTTCGATTTAAAAGGGGAATCGTGGCATACTATCGATGGTGAAACTGTAATAGCTTTAGCCGATGGAGTATATGCCGTTGAAAGCTCCAGGAGCGAAAACGGCAATATTCTTCTTGCTGGTAAAAATAACTTCTACAATAACTTTACAAGTTCCACATTAAACCGCAAAAGAATTGAAATGCATCCCCCAGTAACATCATATCCGACAGACAAGCAATACTTTTGGGACAGAGGAACTATAATATACAATGATGCGTGTGGCGAATCTGAACCAATTGGGTGGATATGCGTTGAATCAGGATTCGGGGGTGTTTGGAGAACTATTAACTGAAGTATACACAGATAGCGCAGAAGATGCAGTAAAACCATCTTGGTGGACATCTCCGCTTACGAACTATCCTAAAAAAAGCTTTTGACAGTAAAATTGTATCAACGGATTTTGATGGTTCTGGAAGAATTTATAAAAAAGAAGGTGTTGAAAATGCCAAATTTAATATAGAAAATAATAATTGGAATGATTTGCAAGGTTGTGCGCCTTCAATAATATTTGCGTCATTTGGCGCTGAATCTGTAGGCGGTATCTTAGAAGCCACTAATCAAATATTATTTTGGGGGTGTAGATTCGAAAGTTTTACAGATGGCGCTTTGGCTATAATAGGCGAAGGTACAAACGGAATAAGATTTACAGATTGTAAATTTGAATCAAAATTGAATACCGTTCCTATAGTAATGGCGATTGGCACTTTTACGGCAAGCAGCTTTTGTAACTGCTATTTCTATAGACCTACTTCCTTATTCGGACGGGATGATGGGGTTAATGCAAAAGATGTGCCAATGCTTGCATTTATTGGCAAAACAGCAACGTCAACTTTTTCGGGAAATATTTCGATGACTGATATTTCCGACTTTCCGATAAAATTAGAAAAATCGCCGATATATATAAGTAATTTTTTTCTGCTAATGAAATCAAATTTAAATTTACGAAACAAGATAGAAATGGTAACAACTACATAGATGATAACGTTAATTTTATAGAATCCACTGTTGATATTAATAACAACGAAATTAAAATACTAGGGCATTAAGTAATTTGTGCTGATATGGATTAACTAAAGAGTGGGCTTATATACGGAAAGTAAAGAAATTGTGAACTGCCGATGTTCGATTCAATACAGTTAATTCAGAGACGAGTAAAATCGTCTCTTTTTTATTAAAAAAATATGCACCCCGATAGCGTAATCATGGGAGACACCTTGAGCTGAGCGAACAGCGTAAAAAAGCGTATTGGTGACAGGAGATTTCAATGACAAGAGAAGATGTTAAAAAGATTTTCCCAGATGCAACTGACGAACAGATTACTTCTTTTCTGAATCAGTCCAATTCTGATGTGGCTAAAGAGAAAGCAAAAGCTCAGAAAGTAAAAGAACAAGCTGATAAAGCAGATGCATTGGAAAAAGAACTGGAAGAACTCAAGCAGCAGAACATGACTGAAGCTGAAAAAGCAGAACTGGAACGCCAGAAAGAAAAAGCTGCAAACGAAAAAAGAATTTCTGACCTTGAATCTGCACTTGCAACTTCCCAGAAAGAAGCACTCATAGGCAAAATTACTTCTATTTTTGCAAACGCAGGAATGAAAGGAGATGCCTATGCGGGAGCAATCAAAGCATTTTCAAATATGAATGCGGAGGATGCTCTTAAAGAAGCCCAGACATTTGTCGATGGAATTTCCGTAGAAAATAAAAACGCTCTTGATACCGCAAAAGCAGCTTGGGAGAAAGAAGCACTTGACAATACACCTAATCCCGGTGGCGGTAAATCTGGTGGAGAACCAGAAAAGAAAAGCGAAGCATCTGAATACGCAAAAGCGTACTCAGCAAAAATGTGTCCAGAAAATAAACCGGCAGATGATAATGCCCCAGTAAATATTTAAGTAAAGGAGATTTAGATTATGGCTTTTATGAAAACAGAGCAGTACGAATCCACACCTAACATCCTCGAATCCGAGGTAGGACTGGTTCTTAAAACCTATACAGCAGAGCAGACCAATGCTGAAACCGTTGGAACTAAGAAGATTATCAAAGCAGGTTCCGTATATCCGACAAACGCAACTGGTGCTAAAGGTATCGTGTTTGAAGATGTTGATATGACGGACGACACAAAACGACCGATTTCCGTAATTGTTGCAGGCCGTGTTCTTGAAAAAAGACTTCCGGTAACAGTAGAAACCACTGCGAAAACAGAGCTTGAAAAAGCAGGTATCGTTTTTGTAACCACTACAGACCCAGAATTTTAAGGAGGTAATCAGATGCCATTTAATATTTTAGAATCAATCACACAGGAAGAAAGACTTAACTTTTCTCAGGATTTCAGCGTAAAAAGGCCGGGCATTCTTGACACCATCTTCCCGGATGTCAAAACACAGTATCTGAAAGCCGAATACTACAGACTTATGGCTGGACAGAGACTGCCAGAAGTGGCATTCGTTCATGCTCTTGATACTGAAGCAGAAATCGGAACAAGACCGGGCTTCGAAAAAGTTCTGACTGAAAAACTCTTTATTAAGAGAAAAATCAATCAGTCTGAGAGATTGCAGCAGGCAATTGAAAATGGTGTGCCGGATGATGAGAACTTAAAGAAGTTTGTATTTGATGATGCAGCTAACCTGTTTGAAGGTGTTGTTGCTAGAACAAATGTCATGAAAGGACAGTTCCTTTCTACTGGCGCAGTAAAAGTCAAAGAAAACAATGTAGATCTGAATATTGATTACGGCGTACCGGCTGATGCAAAGGTCAGTCTTGCAGACTGGTCTAAACCGGATGCAGATATCATGGGCGATATCCAGAAGATGGTTACTGTCGCAGATGACAATGGTTTCGTGGTAAACAAAGCCATTACTTCTCTTAAAATGATTAACTACATGAGAAACAACACTGCTATGCAGACAGCGGTCTTAGGAGCAGCAAACAAACGTCTTCTGACAAAACAGGAACTTGCAAATCTGCTTATGCAGGAATACGGAATCACAATTGATCGTTGCGACGAGAAATTCAGATTCAGAAAAGCAGATGGTTCACTCAAAACAGGAAGATACTTCAAAGAGGATGTATTCACTCTGTATGAAGCAGAGCCGAACGGTTCATTTGGTACTGGACTCTGGGGCGTAACACCAGAGGAACTTGAGTACAGACAGTTCATTCAGGAAGAGAATCGCTCCTTTGTAACACTGTCCATGTGGGCTACACAAGACCCAGTTGCAGTTTGGACTAAAGCATCAGGTATGTTTGTTCCAGTAGCAGCAAAAGCTAATGGCGGTATCGTAATCGGTACCAAAGCGGGGGAATAACCGGGCATAGTCTTGATGAGAACAGCCAGTCACCAGCTGTAGCGAGTGTTGAAGATAATGATTTAACACATAAATACACAGAAAGCGAGCTGTCAAGCATGACTGTACTTCAGTTAAGACAGCTTGCGAGTGACAATGGCTATGCCCTGACTCAAACAAATAAGGCTGGTATAATCGCGGAAATTTTAACTCAACAAGGATAGGTGGTTTGGAATGAACGAAGAGCTTATTAATGATTTGATGAATTATTTATCTGATGACATAGAAAATCCTGAGATGGTTTCTCTATCTGTTAAACGGGCGATTCGTTCATTCAAGAAGAAGAGAAATTATCCTTCTAGTTATACAGACGAAAAAATTTGCAATGATATGGAAAACTGCTATGACTGTATATTTGACTTAGCACTTTTCTTTCTTGTAAAACAAGGTGCTGAGTTTCAAGGTTCGCATTCTGAATCTTCTGTAAACCGAAGTTGGGAATCTGAGACTGAAATCTATATCAATCATGGAGTTTTTCCGTTTGCAGGAAGTTTGACATAAAAAGATGGTTGGGACACGTGACGCACTATCAAGTCCTCCCGAAGCGTCGCTGGGTTGCTTTATTTTCGGATGGGAAGAAGCAAGAATCAAGTAGGGAGTGAGAAATGGAGTGGCGATGGGATGTGAACATGAATGTTTTAACGAACACCGCATAGAAGAACTTGAAAAAAATCTTCAACAGATGCAGGAAAGACAATCCGAACGCCATAAGGAATTTTATGAGCGTATCGGAGAACTGGAAAGAAAAACTGCTTTAAGCGAGAATGATTTGAACCATATCAAGTCAACTTTGGATGAGATGAATAACAATATAAAGACTCTCATGGCAGTTCCAGGTAAACGCTACGACACAATCATTGTATGTATCATTACTGCGATTGTTAGTGCAGCGGTAGGATTTATAATAAACGGTATTCTTCCAGTTTAATTCCACTTGTACGGGAGGACGGTGGATATGAATTATACAGACTTTTCAGAAGATGAAAGAAAATATTATCTGAGTCAATCGGGATTTGATTCACGTGAAAAAGAATTTTTTCGGTTAAGAGTTTATGAGGAAAAAACTTTGCTTGAAGCAGCGGAGATTATGGGGTATAGCCCACGAACTATTGACCGAATAAATAGAAAAATTAAACAGAAAATTCAGAAAGTTGCCCCGTCTTATGAACGGGGCTTTTCTTTGTATTGTGGCGAAAATATGGCGAAATAGTGACGTTCAAATACAGAGTTCCTTCCTATATAATGTAAGCATAAGGAGAAAACAATATGCTTATGTTAGAGAACCCTTATGAAGGTTTATGGGAAAAGCATCTGTCAGTTGATGACATGGATGTAATTCTCGAAGCAAAAAGAATGGGAGGAACAGACTATGGCAGGTTATCCGTATTACCCACAGCCAATTATAAACAATCCATACGGACAAATACAGCCGTATCAGGACAGGCTGGCACAATTGCAGAGTAACTATCAGCAGACAATGCCATATGGACAAATGCAGATGCAACAACCCGTACAGCAAATACCACAAGTCCCAATGATACAAGGACAAATGGTTGATGGTATTGACACTGTAAAGGCGAAAGATGTGGATATGTCCGGTAATCCTGTTTATTATCCGAAGACAGACGGAACCGAAATCTACAGAAAACAGCTTCAATCCGATGGAAGAAGCAGGATCTTTGTTTACCGACTTGTAAATTCAGACGAACAGCAACCAAAACAGGAAGGAAAACAGATTGATATTGAAGCAATGTTTAAACAGCTTCATGATGACGTTTGCTCTGAGATTTCTGGAATAAAAGATTTGCTACCGACACAAATGTCGGTCACAAATGATTCCCCAAGACAGCAGAACGGAGGAAAACAGAGATGAGTTTCAATCCAAATGCCATGATGCAAAAACAAGTTGAAAAAATGATTTCTCAGAGGTTCGGAAGTGTTGATAACATGATGAACGATATGAGCAAATTTGCAGGAAATAATCCAACATTGAAAAATGCTTTGGATTTGTATAAAAAAGGTGATACAGATCAGTTGCATCAAATACAGCAAAATGTATTTAACGAAAAGCACTTATCACCAGATGGAATTATACAAAAATTCCTTGGATTATAATACTTCCCCACAATTGGGTGATTAAAAATCGCTACAATTCGGGACGACAGCCGCGGATGTCTCCTATTGTAAATAATTTATAAGGAGACTAAAAACATGATGAATGGTTCTAATTACAGTCTTAGTGACATTGCTGCCGCTACAGGCTCTAATAACCGTGCCAATGACATGTGGGGCGGTGATGGTTTTTCACTTATCTGGCTCGTACTGATCTTCGCAATCTTCGGATGGGGAGGTTTCGGCGGCTGGGGCGGTGGCTTCGGTGGTAATGGTGGAAACGGTGCAAATGGTGCAGGATTCCAAGGATGGGCAACCCGCGCGGATATTAATGAGAGTTTTGCTCTTAATGATATTCAGAACGGTATCAGAGGAATTCAGCAGGGTATCTGCGATAGCACATATGCTCTCAACAATACCATGCAGAGTGGCTTCAATGGCGTGAATGTTGGAATGCTTCAGGGCTTCAATGGCGTTCAGCAGGCAATTAACGCTGACACTGTAGCCGGTATGCAGAATACCAATGCATTACAGTCTCAGTTAGCAAATTGTTGCTGCGAAACAAGAGAAGCAATCCAGGGCATCAATTACAACCTTGCTACCAACACTTGTGCTCTCCAGAACACAATGAACAACAACACCAGAGACCTTATCGAAAATCAGAACAGCAATGCTAGAGCAATACTTGACTTTATGGTAAATGATAAGATTGCAACATTACAGGCAGAAAATACTGATCTGAAACGTGCTGCATCTCAGGATCGTCAGTCCGCATTGCTTACAACTGCTATGGCTTCACAGACTCAGCAGTTAATCAATGCAATTAATCCGGCGGCTATTCCGGCATATGTTGTTCCGAATCCGAATACCTATTACGGCGGATGCGGATGCAACAGTGGATGCTGCTAAGTAACTCACCCTTAGAGGTTGACTAATTCTAAGAGGTGGGTTGCGGCTCACCTCTTATTTTGATTGAGAGGTAGAAATATGAGTTGTAAAAATGTTTGTAAGCTTTGCTCGAAACTGATTCTGTCAACGTCTGTATCGTTCACTGGTGGTAATCTTGTAATCACACTCCCAGCAGGCAGTTACAACAATGGAGAGAAATATTGTATTGTTGTTGCACAAAGTATACCAGAAGCCACTACAATTACTGCTCCGGTAATGATTCAGATAGGAACAGGAACAACTTTGTATCCGCTAGAAAATCGTTGCTGTGCACAGATTACGGCTTGTGGAATAAGAACCAGAACGAAGTACGCAACCAGAGTAGCTACAAGTGCAACTGGCGGAGTATTCAAGATGTTAGGGAATCCGGCTTGTAGTCCAAGTAACAATTTAACAGCAATTAATGGTACAGCCCCAACGACAGACACACCTGTTACACAGGCTGTTAGAAAGGGGGCACTGTAATGCATAAAGTTGCAATGGAAATGGGAAAATGGGCTATGGAAAAAGCCAAAACACATGGTTTCGACAATCTCAGTGCTCAAGACTGGGACGATCTGAAAGACTGTATGGAATCCGTAAAGTGCGCGATTTGTGCAGATAAAGATTACAGAATCGTAGAAGCCATGGACGAATGTGAACAGGAAGAGAAGTATCTTGGACGCATGGGATACGACAGATATCGTTATTCCAACGGCAGATTTGCTCCAAAAGGCAGAGGAAGCCGTATGGGATATAAACCATATCTTTACATGGAAGATGATGACTGGATGGGCGAGTATCTGAACAATCCAGAGTTTGAACGCAACATGTACCGCATGGGTTATCATCCAGACCGTAGTGATATGAGGATGGACGGAATGAACCATAAGCAATCCAGATATGGTGAAACCTACGACAGATACAGCGAAAATCGCAGGCATTACCACGATTCCAACGACACGGAATCCAAAAAGAAAATGGACGAGTCCATGAAAGAGTATACACAAGATGTTATCCGCACGATGTCTGAGATGTGGTCGGATGCAGACGCAAATCTCAAGCAGCAGATAAGAACTGATCTGACCCGTCTGATACAGCAGATGAATTGAATATGAAATGAATTTTGCCCTTGTTACAGGAATGTAGCAGGGGCTTTTTAGTTGAGAAAAGGATGGTGATAAGCCATGCTAAGACAATTTTATATGAACGGAGACCTATGGAGAGTGCAGTTTGTATTTCCACACGACAGCGTGTTAATTGACCGTACAGGCAACAGAACGCTCGGGGTATCGGATTATTCCACTCATATTATTTCAATCGCAAATACCCTGTATGGAGAACTTCTGAACCGTGTATTTATTCATGAATTAGGGCATTGCGTGATGTTTAGCTACGGTCTATTGCCAGAACTTCACCGCATGGTTAAGAAGCAGTATTGGGTAGATGCAGAGGAATTTGTTTGCAATATTCTGGCAGACTATGGACAGTTTGTTATTGGCACAGCCAGAGATATTTTAGGAAACCAGTTCACATATGTGGCTCCTATTGGGGCAGAAAGGATGGTTGCATAGATGGCAAAAGCAGAAAACACAGTTATTTTTGATGGAATCAAGTACAATCCCGGTGACGAATTGCCAGATTTAGGCAGTTGGGTATGTACAGGGGCAAAAGGCATGGTTCGTGATTACGAAGGCCTGTCAAAGGACGTATCGAAACTTCCGCATTACGTACAAAGCGGTTCTTCGGCTTTGTGTCTTGATACTTCTGAATTGTACGAATATCACAAACCTACCGATACATGGTACAAACTGTAGGAGGGCGTGGAATATGGCATTAACAGCGAAAAAAGTATATGCGGTTTTAAACAGCAAGATTAAGGCTATGGAAGAAAAACTGAAGCAGCCGATTACTTACAAAGGAAAAGTAAATACAGCTGATTTACTTCCTTTAAGCCCATCAATTGGTGATATGTATAATATCAGTCAAACATCTATATATGGGGATACTGGTACAAATGTTGTGTGGAACGGCACAACATGGGACTCATTAGGCTCAATTAATGACGTAACAGACCAACAGGTGCAAGAAGCTGTTAATCAATTTTTAACTCAGAATCCTATTGCACCGACATTGACAGATGATGGTGTTCTTATCTTGTAGCAGAGGGAGATTAAAATGCGTATATTAAAATTTATCGTAAACAAACAAAAGATAAGACCAGACCCGAATTGCGATTTTAGTGGTTTGGTAAAAGGCACGTCGGGGTACTTAAAAGCATCGTTCTCGTTTTCACCAGAATGGAATGGGTGCAAAGTTGCTGCATCGTTCTGGAGAATGGATCACGAATACCCAGTCCTTGTTCAAAATGGACAGTGTGAAATTCCTCCAGAAGCATTGTCATGGGATTATTTTTCTTTATCCCTCATGGGGATGAAGGACAATGGCAAATATATTTTAACAACAGACAAAATATTAGTATCTCAAAAGGGGTGATAAATACACATGGCAACAGCTTACGAAATGCTCTTGGAATCCCAAACAGTGGAAGATTCTACTGCAAATGCCGGTGACGTATGCCTGATTAACCCTGATACACGACGGATTATAATTCCAGAAGCACTTGTGATTGGTGGCGTAGAATCGGATAAAAATTCCGAGCGAATAAAGTTCTCATGTCCCAAAGTGGTTGGAGATAATCTGGACTTATCAGAATTTCAAATCAGAATAAATTTCAGAAATATCAGCGCAACAATACCGCCGATGATCGTTAAAGATCAGTATATCTGCGAAGATGTAACTGTAGATGGTGACAATATTTCATTTTCATGGTTGATCGGACGAAATGCTGCGAAGAATAGAGGAATCTTACAGTTTATTGTGTGTGCAGTAAAGGTAAATTCGGATTCAGAAATCCTGATTGAGTGGAATACCACCTTGACGCAGTTAGAAGTACTTGAAGGTATTGAGGTAGGTGAAGTACAGCCTACCGAATCAGAAAAAGATGTGATTGCACAGCTCTTGAAAATAACAAAAGAAACATCTGACCAAGCAGTGACAGCGGTAAACGAAGCAAAGAAACAGGCACTCAAAGAAATCGAAACAGCAAAAGTACTTCCTCGTCTTAGCGATGATGGCGTACTTATTTTTTAGGAGGTTAGAGAATGGCAGATTCTATTTTAAAAATACGTACACAAGACGGGGATAAACCCATAGGCTATCCGGGACTTGCGGATAAGCCCGTAGCGAACAAAACACTTGATATCGAGGGTGCATTCGCAGATGCTAAAGTAGTAGGGGACAAATTCAAAGAAGTAAAGGCAGAAACTGATTCGCTAAAGGAAGATATGGGTGATTTGTCTGTTGGAAACTATATCATCAGCCTAGATTACCATAGTGGAAAAATCAACCCATCAACTGGGGAAGAAGTTGCACCATATGACACAGCACGGATTTCTGAAAAACTCAATTTTGACAATTATGAAAGTGTAATTGTCGGAACAACTGCAAGTAAAGACTCAGACTATTGGTTATATATTTCAGCATTTGAATTTGATTCATCTGGGAAATATATCAAACAAATTGCAAATACACTTGATAAATATACTATAACTCCAACGAATGGACATTTATATGTTTTGCAATGGTGGTATGGTGGTAGTGATTTTAAAAATAGGCTTCCATATGCAAAGGTTTTGGCAAAGTCCTTGCTTAATAAAAAAGATAAAGAAAAAATTTATACAGATTTATCTCCAAAAACAGAAGCAAAACTAGATTTGCCGGATAAATTATTTATCGTAAAAGGAGAAAGCCTTGAACTGTTTAAATATGGGATGTACTACACTGATACTGAATTTATAAATAATCAGTATAATGTACGTGTTGTAAATATTGACAAATATACTACGCAATATGATGATAAAATTGTTATTTCGTGCCCTAAAGATTATTCAAAACCAATTTTACAAGGGGACAATGATTTAGCATTATTCCAATTGATTGACACTTACGGTAAAATAATTGAACAAAAGCGTGTAAAAATTTTTGTCGCTGATAAAGCTACTATATCAGATACTGATAGAAATATTATGTATCTTGGTGATAGCTTTACAGGCTTAGGATTCAGAACACAAGAAATTGCGAATCTTATCTCGCAAGAACCAAAATTATCTAATACAAAATTAATTGGAAAATTTATTGGACAGGGTAGCGGAAATAGGTTTACAGGAACAGGCGGTTACAGTTGGGCGAATTATACTGAAAACCCTAATACATTACCTAGTACGTTCCCAAATAATTATTTGTGGGATCCAGCCTATAACCAAATCAGTATGCAATACTTAGTAAACTCTTTAGGAGAAAGCCATCTGGAATATGCCGTTATTTTGCTAGGGTGGAACGACTACGAAAGTGGAGCGTTTGCACCATCTTTCAGTTGGGATGTTATGAAACAACGTGCCAAAAAAGTAATAGAAAATATTCATAATTATTATCCTACTTGTAAAATTATTTTAGAAAGTTATCACTATATGTATCCATTACACAGAAAGTCATATGGCAATGCATTACCACAAGTAAGACAAAACAAATATATTTATGAACTAAATAAATTTTATCAAGAAATTGCAAATGAATATGATTATGTTGAATTTGTTCAAATGTCCATTCAGATTGATGTACTTCACAATATGGGATTCGAAGAAGAAAAAGTAAATAAACGAAGTGAAGAAATTGTCAAATATTGCAAAGATGTTGTTCACCCAGCTGACATTGGTTTTTATCAGTATTCAGACGCAGAATTTAATGCACTGTTGTATCTTATGCAGTAATTAACTAAAGAGGGCTTTAGTTAACGAAAAAATCTCTCATAAATTCGCTAAAATATCTATTCAGATAGAACGAACAGTGCTATAATCACTATAACAGAACACAAAAAAGAGGAGCTGGACTCCCGACTACCAATCAAAAAGTCCAACTCCAAGCACCACAAAGGGTACGGGTATATTATAGCACAGTACTCTCCCTTTGTGAACCCAAAAGGAGGGTATTTTTTATGAGAGAAAAATTTTTGAATGGGTTCATGACAAAACTGTATGGAGAAATTCCGGAAGAGTATCTGGAAACGATCAAAAACAAACTGGCGTTGTATGTAAATGATTTTGATATCAGTCAAAGGGAAACTGCAGTTGTAAAGTATACTGGATATTTACCAGATTTCTACAAAACTTACATTGTAAGTAGGAAAATCGAGAGTTTGAGTAAAAAGACACTCGAACTCTACAATCTTTATCTGGATGATTTCTTTTTTACAGTCAATAAAAACGCAGAAGACATTACTGCAAATGATATCCGCGTATATCTGTATAACGCTCAGGAGAGCAGAGGATTAAGTAATCGAACGCTTGATAGTAGAAGAACTGCCATACACGCTTTCTTTGAGTGGGCTGCAAATGAGGGATATATAGGCAAGAATCCGTGCAGAGTTATCGAAAATATCAAGTATGAACGTGTAGAGAAGAAACCTCTGACAGATATGGAGTTGGAGAGAATCAGACAGGTATGCGAAACGGTACGCGAAAAAGCACTGGTTGAATTTCTGTACAGTACCGGAGCCAGGGTTACAGAAGTGTGTGGTGTGAAGAAAACAGATATAGACTTCTACAAAGGTGAAGTGATTGTTTTGGGGAAAGGAAATAAGCATAGAAAAGTATACCTAAATGCTCGCAGCAAACTTCTTTTAGGACAGTACCTTACATCCAGAGATGATGATTCGGAATATCTTTTTGTAAGTGAAAGAAAACCACATAATGTATTGAAAAAAGAAGCAATTGAAAGAAACATTCGACTGATAGGTGAACGGGCAGAACTGGATAGACCGTTAACGCCACATCTAATCAGACATACCCTTGCGACGCTTATGCTTCAGAGGGGAACTCCTATCACGGAAGTACAGAAGATTTTAGGGCATGTAAATATCAACACGACCATGATTTATGCCAAGGTGTCAGACGAAGATGTAAAAGCATCTCATATGAAATATGCAATTTAAAGAGAATTTCGATTCTCTTTTCAATTGCAAAAAAATATTTATGTAAATAAAAAAATAGAATATGGGGAGGATTAATAGTCCTCCCCATATTCTTAATCATTGAATGAAATTGTCAGTATTCATTTGCATCTTCTTTCTTAGAAATAACAAATGTTTTTATTTTTTTTGATCCAGGAACGTCACCATCGTCAATATGCTTGGCCATACGAAGCATAGACCTTATTTTGGATGAAGACGGATGCTCCTTGCCGCAGTTCGGACACATTATTTTTTCCGTGTTAATTTGTTCGTTTACGTAATAGTTGCAATTACAAGTGCAATGGACTTTTAATTTTAAAAACATTTTGCGACACCTCCCTAATAGGTTGATTGTACCACAGTGTATGAAGATATGCCATAGAGTTAAGGCTAAAAGGATTAAAACTCTTTTCCTCTTTTACAAAAATATTCGTTCAAAGCCCGTTCGACTACCTGTGATATTTCTTTTTCCTCTTTCTGGCAATGAAACAGAAGATGTATGTACTGCACAGGGGTTAATTTAATTTTTACGCTGATATTTCTTTCGTCTTTCTTTTTTATAGCAATCACCTCCCCATATAACTATATCATGCAGTATTTGTTAAAGTAAGTAATATATAAAGTATTATTTCGAAAGGAATCGACATGAGAGGATTAAAACGTCAAAAACAGACAGTGTATTGGTCAAAAGTAACTGAAATTCTTAACGATATTAATACAGTTACGAAATACAGTAAACCAGAGTTGCACAATTTCTCTGTATCGGCAACTGCCGGAACCCCGGAGGAGATATCGTCCGGTATCGTGCCTGACTATGATAGATACATCACTTCTTTTGATCGTGAATTTAGGCCACAGGAAGGAGATGTATTTTGGATTGATACAGTCCCCGAATTAGACTACGCAGGAGATCTTATTCTGACAGACAGTGTTCCAACTATCATGCCAGATTACCGGTTAAAAAAGATTTTGGATACTCAACGGGGGAATATTGCCAGATACGGAATTTCGAGAATAGGAGCTGAAAATGAGTAAAAAGATAATCAAGTGCGGATTAAGTCAGAAGTCAATTCAGGATGCAATAGATCAACTCAAAGTTTATCAAACTGAATTAAACAACAAGAATGAGTTATTTGTTAAACGGCTATCTGAACTTGGACTTGAAGTTGTACAGACTACAATGGAATCAATACCGGATGAGGAAAAAGGAAGTTATTACACTGAAATTATCTATGACAAACAGGGCAATATAATTGGTTCTTCTATACGATTGTCAGGAAACAATGTACTTTTTATCGAATTTTCGGCAGGAATAACGTATGGGACGAATGATTATCCTTTACCTAGCGGAAATTCTTACGGAATGGGGACGTATCCTTCCAAAAAAGAAAAATCAGACTGGGACAATCCAAATGGTTGGTGGTACACAGATGAAAGCGGACAGTCACACCATTCGTACGGAAATAGAGCGTATATGCCGATGTATCACGCAGAACAAGCTATTGTTATTGCTGTTCGTAAAATCGCTAAGGAAGTTTTTGGTTAATTTTTTATCCACTCAATCCGATAACCAACGATATTTAAAATTTCCTCGATTTCAGAATACGAAAAAGTTTCTTTTCTGAAACGATTGCTAAAATTTTGAAACGTAAAGCTTGTTCCGTGCCTGCGATTTAATTCATCGTTAACTTGGCTCATAGTAAACCCTTGTGAAATAATTATTGCTTTTAATTTGGATTTTAGTTCCATAAAATACTCCTAGTGATTATTTGTTAAATTATAACATTATAAATATAAATTGTAAATTTTAATCTTCTTGAAAAATAAATTATATAGTTTATAATTAAATTAAACAATTTATATAGGAGATGATTGTATGCCAAGACCTACGCCTGACTTTACTGGAATGAAATTCGGAAAATTAACTGCCCTTTACAGAATTAAATCGGAAAAAACTACAGGTAGTGGAAAACATGCTATGTGGATGTGCAAATGTGATTGTGGGAATGCCAAAATCATAAGTTCCACAAGGCTTGCACATGGAAAGATAGATAATTGTGGGTGCATGGATTCTAAATGTAGGAATAAAAAAGGACAATTTACAAAGGGTGAAAATGTAAAAGATATTTCTGGTAAGAAATTTGGAAAATTAACAGTACTGAAATTAGATAAAATTGTTAATAGAAAATCTTATTGGATTGTAAAGTGCGAGTGCGGAACAATAAAAACGGTAAGAAGTGATACTCTTAAAGTTATTACTTCTTGCGGATGTGACAAGAAAAAACAAGATATTATTAATTTCGACATAACGAATCACCATGAATTGACCCACCATCCTGTTTACAGCATATGGAATGCAATGATTAATAGATGTGAAAATCCACATAATAAGAATTACAATAATTATGGTGGACGTGGCATTAAAATTTGCGAAGAGTGGAAGGATATACGAAATTTTTCAAAATGGGCTGATGAAACCGGATTTGAATTAGGCAAAAACCTTTCTATCGAAAGAAAGGATGTGAACGGTAATTATTGCCCCGAAAATTGTTGCTGGATTGACAGAAAATTGCAATCTCGCAATAGAAGAAATACCGTTAGACTTGATATAAACGGAGACAATAAATCACTTTCAGAATGGTGCGAAGTATACAATGTACCATATAAAAAAGTTATTGGAAGATATTATAGGGGAATACGAGAAATAGATGATTTATTTTATAAAGGCAATTTGCAGATGAGAGATTTAGGAAGAGAGTAAGTACAAAAACTACTATGCCAGTCTATAAGGCAACTGTAGAAATCATACAGAACATTCGGAAAATCGGAAAAGAAGTCTTTAGTTCCTGATAAATTCCATACTGAAACATACACAACAAAATGATATACTATAACATATAAAAGCATCTACCTGAGTGGTGGGTGCTTTTTTCATGATTAAAATAAGGCGGTGATAACATGCCAGACACAATAAAAAATCCAATTTCAGAAGTCTTTAACCGATGGTCAAAAGCAGTTGAGCCTGTTGTTGGAAAATATAATTATTCTATGGATAAAAGCCAGACAATAGCGTCTACAAAAAAGGCATATGCTCGCTTGTTGATGCTCGGGAATACAACGATAAATAGTGACCTTGAGGGCGATGAATGCGCTACGCTGATATCATTTCAAACCGAATCATATGCATCCGGTGCAAAAGCCTTATCAAAAGTATATGACGAAATCGACGAAGCAAGCCACAAAGCCATGGTCGGCATGGGATTTCGGAGGATATATGGCCCTGAATTACAAAACAATGCAGAAAACAGCATAAAACGTGTCATTAGCAGATACAGCCGGACCTATACCGGACAATTTCTCTAAAAAAAGGGGGTGAGAAACTATGGAACAGATTCTGAGCTATGTAAAACCAGAACTTCTGACTGTTGCAGTAGTCCTGTATTTTGCAGGAATATTTTTAAAGCAGGCAGAAACAGTATCCGACAAATACATTCCTGGAATTTTAGGAGTCCTTGGAATGGTAATTTGTGGAATTTATGTATTTGCAACATCTACCGTATCTAACGGGCAGGAAATTGCAATGGCGGTATTTACCGCTATCACACAGGGAATTCTTGTCGCAGGATTAAGTAATTATGTAAATCAGATTATTAAGCAAGCAAGCAAAGAAGAATAGAAAGGACGGTGATCCTTTTATCTCCCAAACGCAGGGTTAAGCGTTAGAGCCATTAAGGCTCTTTTTTATTGCAAAAACTTATAGCTGAAAAGCGGAAAGGAGCCAAAATGGCACGATTAACTACACTTGGTGTGAAATTTTCATATGCCGTTGAAACCGTGAAAGGCACAAAGCCTACCAAATTCACGCAGCTGGAAGAAGCCTCTTCTATCGGCGGTATTTCTCTTGACACAGAACAGATTGACGTTTCTGCACTGGAAGATTATCTGACACAGTATGCAGCTGGTAGACAAGATACAGGTGGTACTTGGGATATTGAATTTATCATGGATCCAGATAAATCTGTTAAACAAATTAAAAAACTGTACGAAGATTCTAAGACTGCAAAAACTACAGGACTGGCAACTTGGTTCCAGGTATCATTCCCGGATATGTCCGATGCATTCTTTGTTATTGCAGAATGTGGTCGTGAAATCCCAATGCCGGAAATTGCACAGAACGAAGCGGCAACCATGTCTATTTCTCTTATTATCAGTACTTATAAGGGACTGGACACCAAAGTTGAGCCGACAGCGGCTGCTGAATAAGATGTAAAAACAGGGAGGATAATTCATGTTTAGTTTCTCAGTAAATGATAAAACATACAAAGTAAAATTCGGATATGGCGTGCTTACCCAGTCGGACATTCTTACACAGGTGTCCTCTATGGGGTCAATCACCAATCCGAAAGATATGATTAAAATGCTTCCAGAACTGATTCTGGCGGGTCTGCAAAGAAAACACAAAGATGAATTCGGGTATGAAACCGAAGAAGAAAAGAAAGTTGCATATGAAAAGGTATGCGACCTTCTGGACGACTACGAAGATGAATCCACAGAGGAAAATCCTCATAATGGATTTACTTTATTTGAAAAAGCGAGTAAGGAGCTTGAGAAGAATGGTTTTTTATCCGGCATGATAAATGCAATGGAGAAAGCGGAAAAGGAACAGAAGCTTCCGAAAATTCCACAGGATCACAAGAAGAAGAGCTGAGCTTTCCTGAGGTAGTCCATAAAAAACTACTTCCACTTTATTTGTCTATTGGCGTTTCTGAGGAAAAGTTTTGGGATTCCACACCGTATGATTTAGAACCATACATGGAAGCCTACAAATTAAAACAAAAAATAGCAGATTCGCAAGCATGGCAGTTCAACATGTACACGATGTGCGCAGTTCAGACTGCGGTTGCAAATGTGCTTATTGGTAAAAAGTCAAAGGCTGAATACCTTAAAGAACCATTTTCACAAACAGCTGAAAAGCAAGAGGATGAAGAGAATCTTTCTGAAACAGAAAAGAAACGGCAACGTGACAGGTTGCTCATGACATTGCAACTCATGCAAGCAAATTTTGAGCTGAATCATGGTAATAATGACGAGGGCAGGCAGGATTAAAAGTCTTGTCTGCCCTTTATTTTTTTGATTAAAAGGAGGTGCTTTAATGGCTGATAATACCATAGATACCCTCAATATACAAATAGGCAGTAGCACAACTCAGGCGGTACGGTCTATTAATAACCTTGTAAAAAAATTAGATACATTAAACGCTGCCATTGGAAATCTTGACATGAGCCGGTTAAATAATTTTTCCAATTCTTTAAAAAGTTTAGGCAGCGTGAATTTTAAAGCAAATGGATTGAATGCGGCTATAAACGCCATCAATCGTCTTGGTAAATCTGATTTTAGCCAGTTTGATACCGGGAAATTAGGTGAAATTCTTACCGAGATGCAGAAACTTGATGCTATTCCAGACGTTTCTCCGAGCGTTAGCCGGTTCACGACCGCTATAGCTAAACTTGCCGGCACAGGACAGTATATCGGCAATGTATCAAAGGAACTTCCGAATCTTGCGACAGGTTTAAATAATGCGGCTGCTAAATTAGGCTCTATGAGCGAAGTATCAGCATCCACCAATGCTTTTATTACTTCTCTTGGAAAATTAGCTAGTGCAGGAGATAAAACTGGAAAGACTGCAAATCAATTATCAACTCTCGCGCAAGAGGTTTTGAAGTTTTTTGACGTAATGAAAAGCGCACCAGATATCAGTTCGAGCACAATAAGAATGACAGAGGCAGTGGCTGTACTTGCTTCGTCTGGAAGTAAAGTCGGAAGAGCTACAAGCAGTGTTTCAAGCTCACTCAATAATTTGTCGTCTGTTGGCTCTAAAGTCAGTTCTGTAATGCATGGTGTTGCTAATGCGTTCCAGGCTTTTGCTTCAAAAACAATATCTCTTGGGGGAAAAGCAGTATCAGCCATAGCCGGAATAGGCAACGCTTCGTCCGAAACAGGTGAAAAAATAAGAAAACTGTCAAATCCGTTAAGCTCATTGACAAATAAGTTGAGTGCTTTATATGCAAAAGGATTTTTAGTAAAACGGGCCCTTGAAGTTTTATCATCGCCTGTAGAATCTGCGATGAATTACGTAGAGACTTTGAACTATTTCAACTCTGCTTTTAATCAAGTTGCAGAAGGAATCGACACAGACGAATGGAAGAAGAGCGGTATTAAATCCGCAGAAGCATATGCCAATTCATTTCAAGAGAGAGCGAAACAACTTTCTCAGAAATTGACAGGATTTGAAATTTCCGATACTGGGGAACTTACTAGAACAAATACTGCAAGCCTTGGACTTGACCCTGAAAAGGCCATGCAGTATCAGGCAACATTCGCACAGATGTCATCATCTATGGGCGATACCTCCGAGACTGCATTGAAGTTGTCAAATGCTTTGACAATGATTGGTTCTGACCTTGCATCTGTAAGGAACATGGATTTTGAAGATGTATGGGAAGACATGGCATCCGGATTGACTGGCATGAGCCGTACAATGGACAAGTATGGCATCAATATCCGTAATGCCAATATGCAACAGGAATTATACAATCTGGGAATCAACACCAGCATATCAAATTTATCTCAGGCAGATAAAACGATCTTACGTACAATTATTTTACTGAATAATTCTAAATATGCATGGGGTGATTTGGCTAATACGATTAACCAGTCAGCGGCGTGATAAATGCATAGCTGTTGATTTAGTCGCCTATATCGAAACCGACAAGTAGGATATGGGTTATAAGTGATGAAATAAGCTGGAAAGCCGTTTGCAACGGTAATCAGAGAGTGAAGGCTATGGGCAAAAACATAGTCAACCGCAACGCGTAGGAAGTGAACCTGTCGCTGAGATGCTACAGAATATAATCTTCCCAAGAGGCATCGCTATCGGTCGGTACGGGTGCAGAACCCGTGGTAAAAAGGTACGCTGGACTGCATTATAATGATGCAGAAGTAAGGATAAAAAGCCTTACGATAACAATTCGAAATCAGCCAGCAAACCAGATTCGTATGCTGCAATCCAATTTTGCATCTCTTGGTAGAACAATAGGCTCCTTGTTCATTCCTATACTGCGAACAGTTCTTCCGTATATCAACGCAATAGTCATTGCACTTCAAAGAATGTTTGCTTATATTGCAAAATTGCTTGGAATCAAACTGTCAAACTTTGTATCATCTACTGGCGGTATTTCTGTAGATACAAGTAACATTGCGGATGATATGGATAATGCCAGTGATTCTATTGATACTGCAAATAAGAATGCCAAAAAACTCAAAAAAACATTGTCAGTTCTTTCATTTGATGAACTGAATCAGCTTAATGACAATTCTGATTCTGGTAGTACAAGTAATCCATCTTCTGGCTCTGGAAAAGGCGGTTTGGGGCATATCGGAGCACTTGATGCAGCTTTGGACGATGCTTTGTCTGCATATCAAAAAGCATGGGACGAAGCATTCAAGAAAATGTCCAACAGGGCAAATGAAATGGCAGATGCCATTGTAAATGCCTTTAAGAGAAAAGACTGGAAAGGTCTTGGAAAAATCATGGCTGATGGCATCAACTGGGGTATGCAAAAACTCTATGATGCTATTAACTGGAACAAAGTAGGCCCTTACATCACTAAATTCACCAGTGCATTCACCCAGACTTTCAACAGTCTTATTGGTAAAGGTGGAGTAGACTTTGACCTTATTGGAAGAGCCGTAGGAGCCGGAATTACTACACTTGTTAAAACATTCAATCTTCTCACTGACCCGTCAACAGGAATAAACTTTAAGGGCATTGGAAGTGGAATATCAACATCACTACGAGGGATGATTAATGAAATTCCATGGACGGAACTTGGAAACGCTCTCGGAAATAAATTTATGATTTCATGGCGAATTCTTGATGGATTTGTGCAAGATATGTCCAAAAAGAACGATGCCGGAATTACCGGATGGCAGCAACTTGGCACGGCTGTTGCTAATACGATGAATGGCATTTTCGAGAAAATTAATTTCTCAGAAATAGCATCCGCATTAACCACTGGAATCAATGGGGCTTTTGATTCTCTGGCACAGTTCACTAAAGATTTTGAGTGGGATGATCTAGTTGATAATATCACAGGAGACATTACAACATTCATAGAAAAATTTGACTGGAAAGAAAACGGGCAGAAACTTGAAAACTTTATCAATCATCTCTTGACGTCATTAATTGACATTGCAGAAGGTGTTGATTGGGAAGCATTTGGGCACAACGTTGGCGTATTTCTTAGTGAAATTGATTGGGGAAAACATCTTTCTCAATTACTTACTGTTATAGGCGAAGTTCTTGGTGGAATTTGGGAAGGGCTTGGAACAACATCTGCCGGCACGTTTGTACAGGCAATGGCTGTTTTTGCTATTGGTGATAAATTAATGCCACTGGTAGATACAATCACTAAATTCTTTACGGGTGATACTGTATTCGGAAACCTTTCTACAGCAGTAAGAAATATGCTGAATCCGGCTATCACAGAAGCAGTAAAAACTACTATTCCGGCCCTCGGAACATCTTTAGGCTCACTTGTGGCAACTGGCGGTGGAATTGCTCTTGCTGTAGGCGGAGCAGTATTACTTACCAAGAAATTAGCAGGACTTTTTGAGACCATGCAAGGCGGCAATGGAATGACTACGCAATATGGCGGCTATCTGCATGATTACGCAACACAGTTGACTGATGTGGCAAATCTTACAAACGATCAATCAGAAGCATTATGGCAGTTGATTGAAAAGGACGAAGAGCTTGGAAAGACCCACGACGAAATGTATTCTGATATGGTTGAAAAGCTAAAAGAATATGGTGTTTCAGCGGATCAGGCAAAAACCGCTCTTGAGCAGTATGGCGCACAGGCGGGTGTTTCGGCTGAATTTGTTGATGGTATGACTAATAAAATATCGGCACTTGGAGACGGAATGTCAGAAGCAGCATCCAAATTCGACACTTCGAAAATCAGCATTTCTGATTTGAAAGATGAGTTGTATATGCTGAGCTTGAAATCTGATGAATTTGGCGGTTCGTATAAAACTGCTATGGACGAACTTGACAATTCTAATAATGGTGGAGCAATAACCAATACTAAAGATGCTCTGGATAAAGTTTACACATCACTCAAAAATGCAGGTGTTCCACTTGATGAACTTAATAAGAAATTACGAGAAGATTTTCCAAATGCAACTGTTGTAACCAAAACGGCTGTTGAGCAGAATATAGTCGGGGCTCAGGAAACTATTTCGTCATCTGTTGCAAAAGCATCAAAAGATACCAAAACAGCTACAAGCGAAATGACAAAAAATGCGACTGACGACTTTGCAGAAATTCAAAAGCAAGCTGATACTTACATGGGAAATGTCGCTACCACAACGTCTATGAATTGGGGAAATTCTTCACGAGAAGCAACCGTAAAGGCCAGAGAGATGAAGGTGGCGGTCAGCACAGAACTTGGAAATATGGACAAATCTGTCAGAAGCCATTTCGAAAGCCAATATAACATCGCTTATGGTAAATGGGAAAACATTGGAAGAGACATATCCAATTATATTTCCGGTACGATGAATAGTGATATAGGCAGTGCACTGGGTAGTTTTGTTGATACAATCCGCAATTCTTTCAGTAATATGTATGATATCGGATATAATGCAATGCAGAACTTGGCAAATGGCATGAAGTCTGTTAATATCCAAACGCCGCATATGTATATGGACATGACCGCATCTGTAAACGGAAACAAGCATTCATATAAATGGAATTCTGGCGTAAATTGGTACGCAACAGGCGGAGTATTTACAAAGGCGTCTGTCATTGGTGTCGGTGAAGCAGGACAGGAAGCCGTTCTTCCTTTGGAAAATCGCAAAGCCATGAAATCCATTGCCGACAGCATCATGTCTGGATATGACGGCAATATGGGACTTACCAAAGAAGAAATCATGGAAGCTGTTGAACGTGGCGTGGTTACTGCAATGATGAACAATGGCGGATTTGGTGGATCTTCGCCAGAGTACATCATGAACAGCATCAAGGTCAACGAACGTGAGCTGGCACGAATTGTCACAAAAGCACAAAGCAATACAGAATATCGTATGAATCCATCACCGGCATATTGATATAACAATTGCTATAAATGATATAATAGTGCCCCGAAAAAGTATCGGATTGAATGAATTTCGGCACTGATCGGGGCATACTTTTTTATGATTAAAGTTAAAAAAACAGTACAATTTGTGCTATTTTGTTCTTATTTAAAACAAAAAAACAGCAAATAAGAGTATGATTTTTCAAAAAAATGGAATAAGCCCTTATTTGGCAAAATAACGCTAAAAATCCAGAACGAGAAGTGCTAAAATGTAAATACACCGAAACTAATTTATGAATAATTTGTAAACTGTAATTTTCATTGATTTCGAAATAATTAGTTTATTTTAAAAAATAAAATTTTTTAGAAACAAATATTCTGTCAACAAGGCATTTTTGTTTACATAAT